GTCCTCACGGACATCTCGAGGTACGAAAGTACCTCACTCTCTATAATCCGAGAGTCGGATATTTTATATCTTACAATGTTTTATAGCTAGTCTCAGCTCCATAAGAGGAGCCGGCCTGTCACCGTCGCCGTTAATCGGTTAAAGTAATAGAGCTACTGGTTGCTAACCTGAAATAGTGGTTATCCCTAGTTTTCACTCTATCTAAACTGCTTTAATCGGTTAACAGATAAAATCTGACTATCCCAAATAAATGAAGACCCGTAAATTAAAATTTAAGAGCCCTCACTTAGGAGGAAGAGACAGAAGTCAGTCTAAAAAATCAGACAAACAAGTCTTTAATATGCAAGCAATTCACTTGTTAAAATGAATGGTGCATTCGACTCAATGTAGTGACAATCTTATGAAACCTCTATTTAAATATATGGATTTTATTAACCATATATCTAGATATAGGGGGATTAAGTTTGCTGTTAAATATAATAAGTTAGTTCGCCTTAGCTTTACAAGGTACCTAGCTCGGGATGTTTCACCCTTAGCGGGTATCAAGTTAAGACTCGACGGGTTAGCTTATTGTATTTATCACTTAAAGCCATGGATTCATAATTCTGATGATTCTCATAACCGTGAGGATATTCAAGTCATCATGACTATGCTTTCATGTCCTAGAGCACTACGTTTGCAAGCTGAACCTGATTTCAGTTCTATTACTAGTCCTGGTCTCAGCTTCAGTGGGGATCAATATTTAAGGTCCTTTCGAGGTTTTGTTAAAAGTCTTAAGAAATTAAGTCCTAATAACTTTGTCAAGAAGGGTCTTTATTTAAAGAACCCCTATTTTGTAGACTATCATTTATCTACAAAGACTGGTCCATCATCTTTTCAATCAACATATAGTTGCCTTCTTGATTTAGACAATTTGCCTAATCATTTAGTTAACTCTATTAGAGAGATAGGTGGTGACCGTTTTTGTAAACAGTTTGATCGCATTTATCAGTGATATCCTGAGTTATCGAAAATCTTTGATCAACCTATTGGAATTAAGAAGCCAATTAGGAGGATCTCTGTTTTTCCTGACTCCGAAGGTAAAACACGTATTATCGCTATAGGTGACTATTGGTCTCAGACAGTATTACGTCCGATTCACGATATAATCTATGCCATTCTACAGGATATTCCTTCTGACCAGACTTTTAGTCAGGCTGAGGGAATTAGTGGATTACTTTCTAGGGATACACATCACTTCTGTTTTGATTTAACAGCTTTTACAGATCGTTTTCCAATAACTATTGTTAAAGGAATTTTATCTATACTAGTTGGGACAACCAAAGCAGATGCGTGATATGATATAATGTGTGGTGAAGCTTTTGACTATAAAGGTTCTAAGGTTTCTTATTCTGTAGGAAACCCTATGGGTTTTTATACATCTTGAGCTTTGACAACATTATGTCATCATTGAGTTCTTTATGAATCAGCACGTAGGAAGGGTTTACTCTCTTCTTATATGTCTCTTTATAAATTACTCGGTGATGATATCGTCATATCCGATAAAGATCTAGCTTCCGAATATCAGGTTATATTATCTGAAATTGGTGTTGAAATATCTTCTAGTAAGACTCATATAAGCACTTGCTTCGTTGAGTTTGCTAAAAGGTTCTTCATCAAGGAAGGTGAAATATCACCCGTATCTAACAAAGCTATACGTCAACATTCTAAGAACTTTTCAGCTCTTATTGAGTTTATGTATATCTCTGCTGGACGAGGAGTGAAATTCTCGTTTCCCTTGCTAGATTGCGCTCTTTTCTATTATTTTAGAGTTAACACAGTAAGGTCGAAAGACAAACCTCGTGTTATATCTAGGATGTTAGAAGCTCAATTTCTATACAAAGTAAGATGTGGTTTAACTAATCCTCTTGAGTTGATTAATTACCAACTTAAAAGAATGAATTTTCCTATTCTTTCTTGTAATATGGTCAATATTGCTGAAGCAATGTTATCCAATGTTACTGTACAGTTATTTGAGAAGAGTGCTGCGAAATTCGTTGGAGATAAACAGGACAGGCTCTTTCGAGCTTTACTGCTATTTTCAAAGTTTCCTG